ATGTATATAGCTCAATAACAGATTTGTTTGTTAATGCCTGTAGTTCTGCTGTAGGTAATCCCATTACGGTTCAAATACCTCCCTAAAAGTGCAGTTCAATATTGCTCTGTTGTTATATGGTATAGTTTTCGTCCAAGATTGACATACAAATTTACCAGCCCCTGATAATGTTACTGAAACATTACCACTATTTGTTGCACTGGAAGCGGCTGTAACTGTAAATGTATTTTGATCTGCTGCGGTTGCAATCGCAAAATCTCCATCGGTTGCAGATCCTGTAGTGTAGTCAATCGTTACAACATCACCAATCGCAAGGCCATGATTAGTTATGGTTATGGTCACAGTAGTTCCACTTTGCGAATATGTACCTGTTTTTGTAAAGCCCTCTCCTGGAGGTGTAAAAGTAAAACTTGCCTGATCATTTACACGACTTCGCAAAAATCCTTCTATGACATCAGATTGTGTTTCTGAAACATTGAAAGTAAGATCATATACTTTTGGATCTTGAGTAAGCGGAAGGCCAAATAATGCTCTGAACTCATATCCATCACCAAGTCTTGTTGACCTGATTCTTGGTGCGCTTGTTTTTCTCATGCCATAAGTAGGCTGAATAGAAGGAAAAGTTGCCATTTATCTAGAAAGTAAACCCCCAGCACGTTTTTCTTTTACAAGTTGTGCTTGAACAGCAGCACCAATTACAGCCCCAAGTGCTTGTGCATCTGCATTACTGCCTGCCACAGAAGAACCAGAAGCATCTACATTTACTGTAACCATATTTGTTGTTCCTCCTTCAATTTTATTATTTGGAATAATATTGCCACTTCGTGAACCCATTTGCAAAATTTCTGGTCCTTTTTCTCCAACAAGATAAGCACCACCAGCAGCTACTGGACCACCCCTTTCTCTTTTTTTAAATAGACTACCTAAAAATCCTCCAACTTTATCTCCTATGCCAGCAACAGCCCTTTCAATTTGTACTTCAATAAGTTTTCTTTTTAAATTATTTAATACATTAACTGCTGCTTGTCCAAGACTTTGAGTTCCCATAACTGCATCAGTAAGATTAC